TAGAACTTTAAGAAAAACAGGAGAAAACAAAATAAGTGTTAATTTTAGTAATTCACAAATGTTACAAAGGGCATTATTTAATCAGGTATTATCAAAAAATAAAAGAGAATTTTTTGGTTTTAATGATAAAACTGCTAATATAATAAGAAAACAATTTAATAGATTTGTAGAAAAAGAATTTAGAAAGATGAGAACATGAGTGTAAGAGAAAATATAGCATCTGATTTATTATCAACTATTTCTGGTATATCTAGCCCAGCAATTAAAAAAGCTACTAGACAACCTTTTATATTAGATGAATTATCTGAACAACAATATCCAGCAGTAATAATTCAAACTTCAGAAGAAGTTAGAGATGATGCTGAACTAGGTTCTGGTGCAAGAACAAGACATGGTACGATTGATTTTGTAATACTTGGATTTGTAAAAGGTGCAGAAGCTAATATTGATACTAAAAGAAATGAACTTATAACAGCTATTGAAACTGAAATAGAATCTGATATTACACGAAATGGTAATGCACTTGATACACAAGTTGTTTCTGTAGAAACTGACGAGGGTAGCTTATTTCCAGTTGGTGGTATTAGAATGACAATCAGATGTATGTACCAATATCAATCAGGAACACCATAAGGAGTAAGCTATGAAGATAGAAAAAACATTAGATAAAATAACTAAAAAAATAGATCAAATAGAAAAAATGCACGATAAAGAGTCTATGCTTTGTGAAGAAGTAAAAGATTTAATCGAAGAAATCAGAGAAAATTCTTTAGAAGATGAAGATGGGTCTTGGGAAGAAGAAGATGCTGATGATTTAGAGGAAGACTTTGAGGAAGACGAAGAAGAAGATATTGACGAAGAAGACGATAAATTGTAAAAGACTTTATGGCTAAAGATATTAAATTATATAAAGGTAGTTCAGAAATAATTATTAATGAAACTAATCTTGAACATTATTTAAGACTAGGCTATAAGCAAGAACAAGAAACTAACAAAAAATCAAACAAGGATAAAAAGACATGGCAACACATCACGGAAAAGAAGGAGTTGTAACAGTTGGTGGAACAGCAATGGGCGAAGTTACTTCGTTCACACTAGAAACTACTGGAGATGTTGTAGAAGATACAGCTTTATCAGATGGAACTAAATCATTTGTAGCTGGCAGAACTTCATTCTCAGGAACAATCGAAATGCACTTTGACGAAACTGATACTCAACAAGAAACTTTATTAGCTGGTGCTTCAATAGCTTTTGTATTATTACCAGAAGGTAATGATTCAGGAGATGCAAGTTATTCAGGAACAGGTATTGTAACTGGTATGAGTATTAACAACTCAATGGATGCTATTGTTTCTAGAAGTGTAACATTTCAAGGAACTGGAACTCTAACTATCGGAACTGTATAATCTAATTTATGTCAGTTATTGATAGAGTTAAATCTCATTTTGAAACTCTTAAAACTATTACTATTGAAGTTGAGGAGTGGAAAGATGAGCATGGTAAAAATAGTGTCTTTTATTCAGAACCATTAACACTTGAAGAAAAAAACATAATCTTTAAAAAGTCAAATAATTTTCAAGATTTAACTGTTTTAGTTGATTTGCTTATAATGAAACTTTTAGTTAAAAATGATAAAGGCGATATGATTAAAGCCTTTAATCCTGAAGATAAATTTGCATTAAGAAAAAAAGCTGATTCAAATATAATTGCTAATATAGCTAACAAAATATTAGCAGATACTAATTTTGAGGAAGCCGAAAAAAAGTAGAAAGCGACCCTGATGTAAGGTCGCTATTAGTTGTAGCAGAACGATTACATCTCACTATCCAAGAAGTTCTTGATATGCCTGTTAGCCATTATAATTTATGGTTAGCTTACTTGAAAAAAGAACAAGATCAGTATAATACTAATAAAAAACTAACCGAAGCAAAAACATTTAAAACATAATGAATCAAAGACTAAATATTGATATAGTTGCAAATGATAAAAGCAAACAAGCATTATCAGAATTAGACAAAAATTTAGGTAAAGTTAAGGCATCAATATTTAATTTAAGAAATGCTTTTTTAGGTATTGGTGCTGGAGTAGTTATTAAAGGTTTTTTTGATGCTGGAGTTCAAATTGAAAATCTTGGAGTTCAATTAAATGCTTTATTTAAATCAGCAGAAAAAGGAAAACAAGCATTAGATATTGTAACTAAATTTGCGGCTGGTACTCCATTTGAACTTAAAAATATTCAACAAGGTATCACAGCATTAGCAACAATTGCAGAAACAGCAGAAGAATCAGGTATTTCATTTGAAGAATTATTAAAGATTACAGGTAATACAGCAGTTGTTCTTGGTGGAGATTTTGCTTTAGCATCTTTACAAATACAAAGATCATTTAGTGCTGGTATATCAAGTGCTGAATTATTTAGAGAACGTGGTGTTAAAGCTATGGCTGGTTTCAAAGAGGGAGTTAGCATAAATTCAAAACAATCAATAGACGGATTAAGAAAAGCATTTGGTACTGGTGGAGAATATGGCAAATTAATGAATGATTTGTCTAAAACAACATTTGGTACTTTATCTAATTTAAAAGATGCTTTCTTTTTATTTCAAGTTGAAGTTTCAAAAGGTTTTTTTGGTGCTTTAAAACAAAATTTAGGAGATTTATTAAGTACTATCGAAAATAATACTAAAGCTATTAATGAATTTGGTATGATTATTGGTACTGGATTAAGTAAAGCAATTAATGCAACAGCATCAGCAGTTAAATTTTTAAAAGATAATATGAAAATTTTAATTGAAGCTATTAAAATCTTAATAGCATTTAAATTAATTACATTCTTTTATAATTTATCAATAGCAATAAAATCAGCATACACAGCTATGTTATTATTTAATGGTGCTGTTAAAAGAAATTTAATAATTGCTGGTGGTGCTGTTCTTGCATCTCAATTAGATAAAATAATTAAAAAAATTAAAGAATTGAGAGGAATAACTGATGGGGATATTGATATTGAACCAGAAAAAGAAATAGGAACAACAATCTCTAAAAATATTCCTAAATCTACCTTTATGGATAAATTAATTCTTCAAGGTAAAATTTTTAAAACAATGATTATTGATTTAAATGCAAGTGCTTTAGATGAAATGAAAAAGAAATTTTTTACTATTGGAGAAATTATTGCCAATTCTATTAATAAAGGAATAAAAAATATATCAAAATCAATAGCAGAATCAGTAATATTAGGAAATGATTTAGCAGAAACATTTAGAAAAATGGCTCAACAATTATTAGTAAATATTTTAGCACATTTTATAGAAATGACAGCTAGATTATTAATTGATATTGCTTTGCAGAAAACAAAATTAGCTACAATGAAAGCACAAGAATCATCTTTAAAAAGACAAATTGCATTACAAACTGTTCTTTCTGCAATAAGTGGTGGTGTTGGTGGATTCTTTGGTGGATTATTTAGAGCATCAGGTGGTTCAGTTCAAAAAGGGAAACCATATATTGTTGGAGAACAAGGTGCAGAATTATTTATTCCAAACCAATCAGGACAAATCACACAATCAGCTAGAGGAACTGGTGGTGGACAAACTACAGTTAATTTTAATATCAACACAGTAGATGCTTCAGGTTTTGAAGAATTATTAGTTAGATCAAGAGGAACTATAACTCAATTAATTAATAGTGCTGTAAATGAAAGAGGTAGGGAGAGTTTAATCTAATGGCTGGTGCATTTCCAATATCAACTGCTCAATTTCAATCTTTAGGAATAAGGTCTATTCAAAATACTATTATCTCTAAATCTCAATCTGGTAAGAAACTTGCAAGACAAGTAGATGGTCAAAGATGGAGCTTTACAGCAAGAATAATTACAGCTAAACGATCTGATGTTTATGGACAACTAATGGCATTTATAATTAAGCAAAGATCAGGCAAAGAAAATTTTACGATTGTACCACCAGAAGTCGAAGATGCTAGAGGTACAGCTAGTGGTACACCTACTGGAACAGGAAGTGCTGGAGATACATCTATTACACTTGGTGGAACTGGAACTGGCACATTAAAAGCTGGAGATTTTATCAAGTTTGCTAATCATTCTAAAGTATATATGGTCGTTGCAGATCAATCAGATATTTCAACCGGAACTCTTACAATAGAGCCACCATTAACTACAGCAGTTTCTTCATCAGATATTCAATATGATGATGTTCCATTTACAGTATATCTAACTAACGATATTCAAGAGTTTGGAGTAGTGGGTGCTGGAAAAGATGGAACTTTGTTATATCAATTTGAATTTGATGTTGAAGAAGCACTATAGATGAAAAAATACAAAATAACTCATAGAGTAAGTGCCGATTTTCTAGCTGAAATTATTGTAAATGAAGATGAAATTAATATTCAAACTAACGATCTTAAAGAATATAAGAAACCTAATAGCAAATTTGAATATACTATGTTAAAAGGTACAGAAAGTATAACTCAAACAACTTACGAAGAATATGACGAGAAGCCTGACAACAGCAGTAAAGAACGAATTAGCAACGAATGATATTCGACCAGTACATCTTATCACTATTGGGTTCAATACTCCTGTTAATCTTACTGATTGTTCCTTTCCACTAACATCATCTGTATCAGGCTCATCAGTTACTTATTCAGCTTCAGATTTTATTATGGGTATATCTGATTTTTCTGAACAAACAGAATTAAGTAAATCTAGTTTAACTTTAGCTTTATCTGGTGCAGATCAAACTTTTATATCAACAGTTTTAAATGAAAATGTTTCTAATGATACTGTAGATATTTATAGAGGTTTTTTAGATGATTCTAGTGCTTTAATTTCTGACCCTTTTTTATTTTATAGAGGACAAATTGAAGGATTTTCTATTCAAGAAAATGATACTGCAAGTACAGTTACATTAAATATAGTTTCACATTGGGCTGACTTTGAAAAAAAGAATGGTCGTAAAACAAATAATACATCACAACAAAGATTCTTTAGTACAGATGTTGGAATGGATTTTAGTTCAGAAAATGTATTAGATATTAAATGGGGTAGAGAATAATGGGAAGATTTAGTAAATTTAATCCTATAAAGATAGTTAAAAAAGCTGTTAAAGTAGTTGTTAAAGTTGTTCAAAAAGCAATATCATGGTTAATACCTATACCTGATATTCCTGACTTTGGTGCTGGAGATTTTGATGAATTTGAAAAAGGTATATTACTTAATAAACAATCCAATGACGCATCTATTCCTGTTATATATGGAGAAAGATTAATTGGTGGAACTCGTGTTTTTTTAGATTCTGGTGGTGGTACTACAAACCAATATCTTTACATGGCTATCGTTATGGCAGAGGGAGAGATTAATTCTATAGAAGAAATAAGAATTGATGATAAAGCTGTAACATGGGCATCTAGTTTATCTGATGGAACAGAAGTAGAAGTAGATAGTTCAGATGCTAATTTTTATAAAGCTGACCCTAATGTAGAAGGCTCAAGTGCAGAAAGTTTAATTAGAGTAGAGCCACATTTTGGAACTGATGGACAATCTGCATCTGGTATATTATCAGCTTTAGATAATTGGGGAAGTAATCATAAGTTATCTGGTCTATGTTATTTAGCATTAAGATTTAAATGGAATCAAGACGCATTTACAGGAATACCAAAAGTACAAGCTAAAATAAAAGGTAAAAAAGTTAAAACCTATAATGCAAGTTTAGTAGAACAATCTGCATCTTATTCAACTAATCCAGCTTGGTGTTTATTAGATTATTTAACTAATGAAAGATATGGAAAAGGTTTAGCAATTTCAAATATAGATTTACAAAGTTTCTATGATGCTTCATTAGTTTGCGAAACACAAGTAACACCATATTCTGGTGGAAGTGATATTAATATATTTGATACAAATGCAGTAATAGATACATCAAGAAAAATAATTGAAAATGTTAGAGAACTTGTAAAAGGTTGTAGAGGTTATCTTCCATATTCATCTGGTAAATATAGTTTAGTTATTGAAACAACAGGAACAGCATCAATTACATTAACTGAAGATGATATTTTAAATGGATATAATTTATCTTCTCCAAGTAAAAATGATAGATATAATAGAGTTATAGTTTCATTTATTAACCCAGATCGAAATTTCCAAGTTGATGAAGTTCAGTTTCCACCAATAGATGATTCAGGATTACCAAGTGCAGATCAACACGCAACAATGAAAAATGCAGATGGTGGCATATTACTTGATGGAAGATTTGATTTTAAAACAATCACATCTCCATATCAAGCAGAAGAAATGGCAGAAATTATTTTAAGAAGATCAAGAGAATCTTTAACTTTATCTTTAAATGTTTCATTTGATGCTTATGATTTAGCTATTGGAGAAATTGTAAATATTACACATAGTTCTTTAGGATTTTCTGCTAAACCATTTAGAATTATAGAAATTAGTTTTAATGAAGATTACACAATAGGTTTATCTTTGGTGGAATACCAAGCATCACATTATACATGGGCAACTAAAACTCAACAAGCAACAATCCCAACAACTAATTTACCTAATCCATTTACTATTCAACCACCAGCAAGTTTAACTTTAACAGATGACTTAGTAGAATACAATGATGGTACAGTTATAACTCGTTTAAATATAGTTATAAGTGCTTCTCCTGATAAATTTGTTAATAGATATGAAGTAGAAGTAAAACAATTAACAGATAGAAATGGTAATGCAGTAAGTGATAATTTTAGAATTATTGGACAAGGTATTTCATTAAATTATCAAATGTTGAACGTAATTGACAATGCACAATATCAAGTAAGATGTCGTGCAATAAATGGATTAAATGTTGTAAGTAGTTATGTAACAGCTAATAGACAAATTATAGGTCAAACTGCTGTTCCACAAGATGTAGAAGACTTTGCAATTAATGTTATTGGAGATCAGGCTTTATTGAGTTGGTCGGCTATACCTGACCTCGATCTTGATTATTATACTATTCGATTTAGTACAGATTTATTAAATCCAAGTTGGGCTAATAGTTTTGATCTAGTCGATAGAGTTGGAAGACCAGCAACTAATATTACACTACCTCTAAAAACAGGAAGCTATCTTATCAAAGCAAATGATAAACTAGGCAACCAATCTGCAAACGAAACTATTATCTCAACTAATATTGCATCTGTTAATTTTGTTAGTCAAACTACAATCAATGAGCATACAGCTTTTTCAGGAACTAAAACTGATACAAGTGTAACAGTTATTAATTCAATTAATTATCTAGGTTTAACAGCTACAGGAACAGTAGGAGATAATGCAACTAGAGTACCAGCAGAAGGTTTTTATGAATTTTCTAATACCATTGATTTAGGTGCTAAATTTAAAGCACAATTTACTGCAACAATTTCACAAATTACAGAAGATGTATCAGAATTTTTTGATGGTGGAAGACCAGATGCTACCACATTGTTTGATGATGGAAGACCAAACCCTTTTGATGGCACAGCACCAGCACAAGCACATACGATATTACAAATATCTACAAGTGATGATAATGTTACTTACTCTGCTTATAAACAATTTGTTACAGGAGAACATATTGGTCGTTATTTTAAATTTAGAGTTAAATTTACATCTAATGACACAAAGGCTAGATCATTAATTAGTGAATTATCTGTTAATGCAAGTCTTTCAAAAAGAGTTGAAAGTGGTAATGATATTAGTTCTGGTACTGGTGGAAAAGCTATTACATTTGATGCTGGTTTCAAATTAAATCCAGCTATAGGAATTTCTGCTCAATCAATGGCTAATGGAGATTATTATTCTATAACTTCAAAATCAACAACTGGTTTTACTATTGAATTTTTTAATAGTTCTGCTACAAGTATTGACAGAACATTTGATTACATAGCACAAGGAGTAGGACAAATAATACCATAATATGGCACAAGTATCACAAATAACATTAGACAACCAAGCATTTAGTACATTTAGATCAAATCTAAATAATAGTATGAACGCATTAAATTCACAACATATCGGTTCATCAAGACCAGCTTCAGCAGTAGCTGGAACAATTTGGCTAGACAATTCT